AGTAGGATATGATGGAAATCCTTTATCACAAGTTAATAGCATGACAAAAATCTTTAATAAAATATTTAATAAAAAGATTTCTTCAAGTGCTTTACGTCATATATTTTTAAGTGATAAATATGGTGATGTTGTAAAAGAAATGAAAGAAGATGCTGATAAGATGGGACACAGTGTTCAACAGCAAAAAGAATATATTAAAAATGTTATTTAAATTTTAATTTATATATATATTAATATATATATATAAATGCCATTAGATCCAAAACTTGTTGAAATTAATGAAAAATTAAGAATAATTGGTAAGCAAAAGTTAGCATTAAAGGGAAGACAAAGAAGATTAGAAAGAATGACTAAAACAGGTGGTAGTTTTTTTACTGATACCTTTAATAAGGTCAAAAATGAATTTGTAAATCCTGACAGCAAATTACGTCAAACAGTTGTAAAACCAGTTGAAGAAGTAGTAAATAAGACAAAAAATGAATTTGAAAATCCTGATAGTAAATTAAGAAAAGAAATAGTCCCACGTTTTGATATCACAAAAACAGATCTATCTAATTATCCTAATAGTGCTAAAAAAACTATGGAAACTTTAGGTGATTTACCTGTAGAAAGTGCTGAAATTGTTAGGACACCTATAAGTAAAGTATTATCTAAATTTATCAATCTATTAAGTGCTGGAAAATTTGAACAAGCAAGTAAAGACGCAGGATACGATAACTTATTTCATTTACAATTAGTTTTAAATGTTAGAAGCACAAACGGACAAATGAAAAAAGTTGCTATCCAAAAAACTGAAAGGGTTCAAGTTGATGGTAGTCTTACAGGTGTGACCGCAGAAACTGAATATTTAAGTGTAAGTATCGGAAATAAAAAATTTACACCTAATGAAATGTTAGAAAAAACACGTAAGCGTATCGGTGATCGTGATTTTTTTGGTTATGATTCTTTTAAAAATAATTGTCAAAATTTTATTTTAAATTTATTAAAGTCTGAAGGATTAGCAGGAACAAAAGAAACTAAATTTTTATATCAAGATACCAAAGCAATAGCAGATAAAATACCTTCTTTATCTAAAAAGATCATGAATTTTACGACTGACGCAGGTAATGTATTTTCAAAAGTTTTAGGATTTGGTCGTGCTTATGGTTATGGATATGATGATGATGAAATTACACATTTAGTAAATCATCTTACTGATGAACAGATTAAAAAATATAAATTTGACGCAAAGAAAGAATTAGATGAATGGATACATGATAAACAACAACAAATGAAAAAAGAAGGTGTTCCAACCAGTGATATATTAAAACAATATAATTCAAGTGATTTAGAAGAAGTAGATGAACTAATACACAAAATTGAAAATAAATTAGAATTACCATTTGGTAAAGGTTATGATGTTAAAGTAAAAGATTTAGTATTAAATACAGCAAGAAGTGAAAAAGAAAAGATTCTATTAATTATAAGATTATTATTAAATATTAATAAGAAAAAACAAACTACTGATATAATGAATAAAATACGTGATTTAGGTGATGAATTAGGTGTAAATTTAAATGCTTCATCAAGTGGAATAATGGCAAATTTAATTAAGATACCAGATTTTAATGTAGAAGTAGTTGATTTTGAAAGTTTTAAACCATCTGAACATCAAAAACCAATAGTAATAGCATTAGGAAAACCAAAACGTGGAAGTCCTAAAAAAGATATTGTAAGTATGCCCAAAAAAGAATACATCAAAGAACATAAACGTTTAATTAAAGTTTTACAAGATGCTGGTAAAGAAGGTGAAAGACAAAAACAAGAAGTAGAACACCGTAGAATCGGTGGAATGGTTTTAAAATTATTTGAAATGGATAGACAACATAAATTAGGTGGTAATAAATCAACTGAAAGAATAATTAAAAGACATGCTAAAATGATTGCTGATGAAATCACAGCATATAATAAAAAATTCGGTGGAAATTGGTTTACTGATACCTTCAATAAGGTGAAAAATGAATTTGTAAATCCTGATAGCGTATTTCGTCAGAAAGTAGTAAAACCAGTTGAAGATGTAGCAAAAAAAGTAGGTAATGAATTTACAAATCCAAGTTCTATTTTTAGATCACAAGTTTTAGCACCTGTAGAAAGATCATTTGAAAAATTTGGTAGGGATACAAAGGAAGCATTTGAAGACATCGGTAATAAGATCAAAAATGAATTTACAAATAGTGATTCTGAACTGGCAAGGGCATTTAAACCATTAACTGATACTATTGGTAATGAAGATTGGTGGAAGAAGACCATGACAACACCAGATACTTATATTTTATTAATTACCATCGCTTTAGATGTAGCAAGTATGGCAGGTGTTCCAGGTGCTGGTCTTGCTTCACAGGCAACAAAAATGATAGGTGATTTAGCACAGGGCAGAAAAGTTTCAGTAGCAGATCTTGCTAATTTAGCACTTGCCATCATACCAACACCTAAAGTGCCTGGATCACAAGGAATTTTCAACCAAATTAAGTCGCAAGTAATTGGAAATGCTGGAATGTCAGCAGTTGCCAGATCCCAATTAATCGGTCGCAACATCGTAAAGGTTGGTAAAGAATTAGCAGGTGATGCCAAGGTCGGATTTGGTGAAATGACTGAAAATGGTAAGAATTATAAATTACATGCCGTTGTTATAAATAAGAAGAATTTTGATAAAAATGATGCTGTAGTAGAAGCATCAAAATATGGAAGTAAAAAAGGTATGTTTATGCGTGAAACTAAACAATCATTTAGATTCAGAAATATACCAAAGACTAAATTTATACCTAAATCTTATAGAACTAAAAAAATAGGTAAAAATGGTGTATCATTAATATATGGTGAATTAAAATAATTATATAATAAATAATTTATATTTATTATATATATATATTATGCCAAAATCTAACACCGCATTAAAAAAATTTACACAAGAAACACCACAAAGTATAGAAAGAAAACAAGCAATGGAATTAGTGGCAAACGAATTTAATGATGCCCGTAGTCAGGTCATAAAACGTTTATTTGATCAATCAGCAGTATATGCTGAATTATTTGATAAACAAAGAAGTATAGGTAATACCGTAATAGCATATTCTTTAGGAAAAGAATTAGGTCTATTTAAGGACAGTATTGAAAAGGCAAAAGTAAAATTAGAAGAAAATGAAAAGAAACCATTTGATGATATATTTGGATCTTATTCTAAATTAATTAATGCTGTAAATGCTTATGTAAATTCTACAGGATCAAGATCTGGGGATGTAGCAGGAATTACAACTGAAATACGTGGAACTGCTGACAGTCTTAACCAATTATTTTTAGAAGGTATCGCAAGAATGGAAAAAGTAAGTTTAGGTAGAATTAAGATACCTAAAGCAGAATCTTCTACAAAATCAGGTAAAGTAGATTTATTACTACCTAAACCAAGTGAAATTACTACAGAAGAAACACCAAAAATTACAGATAATGATTTAATGAATTTATTTTTATTATATGAAAAAATTCAATCAGGTTATGCTGAAGGACAACAATTATTAGGTATTAATTTAGCAGGTATCTTATCAGTATCAGAAAGTGAAAGAAAAAGAATAAAGGAAGTGCTTGAAATTGGTAAAGAATTAGTTCGTGGCACAAACATGACACCAGAACAAAGAAGAAAAATGTCTGATGAACTTGATAATGCCAGACGTGTATATGATGAAATAACAAAAACAGGTAAAATTCCATCACGATTAATACCATTACCATCAGGATTATCAGAAAGTTCTACAACAAGATACCCTAAATTACCTGCTGGATTAGCAGATCCAACAAGTCAAGATTTTTTTCAAGTCCCAGCAAAACAAGATGGTGAATTTGTAAGACAACCAGTAAGACCAAACCGTGAAGGACGTGTATTATTCCCATCACCATTAGGTCGTGAAGGTATTGATTTTAATGTTCCACCACCACCACCTTATAGTCCTTTAGGTTATGATTTTAATGCTGATCAACAATTTGATTTTAATGTAGGTCAAGGTCGTAAAGCACGTGGCGGTCGTAAAGGTGTAAATGAAACCATGGCAAGAAATTATGAATTAATTAGAAATTGGTCTGGTTTCCCCCACACTGTCCCACCTGCCCACCCACCTGTAAGATCAGTAAATCCACGTAGTAGGGTAAATAATAGAACTGAAGCAAATGGTATGCCTTCAGGATCAGGAAAAAAGAAAGGAAAGAAATCAGGCAAACCTAAATACAATGATATTTAATTTTTGGAAAAATACGACTTTTTTATAAAATACTATATAACTATTTTATAAAAAATCGTAAATTTCCAGAATAGCATTATTCTATTTCTGGAATTGTTTTAGATACTACACAATCATAATTACACCCTAATCTTTTAATTTCTTTTCTAATAAAAGAATGATATTTTTTAAGATCCTTATCACTATTTAAAATTCTAAAAACTACGTGTCTTCCACATGTAGCAATTTCATTACCTTTTCCTTGGTATGGTTCTGTATTATATACAACTTTTAATTTAGTTTTATTAAATAATCGTGATAAATATTTTCCATTAATTCCAATTTTATGACGTTTTTCTTCACTTACCCAATTTAGATCTTTATCTGGATAATTACCATATGAATCAAACATTTCAATGGTGTTTCCTTGTCTTAAAATACCAACCCAATGACCTGTATTAGGTGAATCTTGATACATTAA